AACCCTATCTGGTTACAACCTATCTTTATATAAACAAACGCAAATTATTGTACCTGGTGTAGGTTATCAATGGGTTGACGAAGAAACACCTATTCAAACAGCATCTATTGTAACTGACAACGAATATACTTTTTACGGTTTAAATGTGGAAACACGATACACTTTCAAGGTCTCTGCTAAGTTTTATATTGGAAATGATACTACTAAAGTCGTTTATAGCAGCATTTCAAGTGTTTACTCTCAAACGCCATTTGAACCAGTATACATTATTTTAAACGGTCCAGTGGCATTTGTTAATCAGAAAAAGGTAAATATCACATGGCAGGCACCAAATTACGATAATTTATATGATGCTAGTTACAATATTTATAGAAGAATAAAAGACGTTAGCGATAATATTTTGGAAGAGACAACCCTTATAGCGACAGTATTTGACTCTAACAATTCATTGCGAACTTATGTGGATGATTCAGATCAAACAACTTATTTCACATTTGGCAATAAGATTGAGTATTATATTGAGGCAATTTATAAAGATAGAGTGAACAATTACTTGTATCCAACTGTAACGTCTAATACAGATTTTAGCGTTTTGTACATTACTCCTTTAACTTTTCTTGACGTTAGGGCAAAACCTATTCAAATATTTAATAATCAATATGGAAGATATCATCCAGGCGTAACAATTAAATGGACAAACCCCATAATCCCTCCCAATAGTGGTTTAGAAATAGAGAGGTTTAGTATTGTAGTAAAGGCCGGAAACAATCCAGGCGGTGCTGCCGTTGCTGGAGAGGACTATGTATCTAAAACACTTACTGAATATACTACGGAGATACCTATTAACTATGGATTCGGAAGTCATTTGGTGATATACATGAAAATAGTCTATAATACTGGACGTGAAATCGTAATGGGTAGTTATCCAGTCATAAACTTTTATGCCCATATGAACCCTATTGTACCTGTTTTAACGGTTACTGGCACGCAAGGTTTGAAAAAAGGTGTATTGGATTGGACACTTTCTACTGATTACCAAAATTATAACATCACTTCTGAAGTTTACAGAGAAATTTTGGATTCTACTGGCGCCGTCGTAGAAGAAAACAAATTATTAAAAACACTCACAAATGTAAATACATTAGTCGATAATTCTACTGATCTTGATCAATCTCCACAATTTATTTTTGGAAATACAATTAGATATTATGTAAAAGTTAGTTATACTGATTTATCAAACAACTGGTTAGATGGTGTATATGCTTATGCTCCTTTTACGTCAAATAACGGTTCGATTGTTTTGTTTAATGCTACCCCATTACCGAGTGGTTTAAAAGTTAAACCGTTAGATAAGCATTTAACTTTAGAATGGACCGCGCCTGATTTGACAGACTCCGGAATGGAATTGTTAAGTTATTATATATATTTAAATGATGAACAATTGTTAACTATTAGTGATTTAAGTAATTTAAGTTACACGTATAACGATTTATCGAATAATGTAACATATTCTTTATCTGTAAGCGCTAATTATAAATTATTAGGTGGAACTACATTAATTCCTAGTGTTCCACAAAGTATTCTTGGTACTCCTCACACAAACCCTGCTGTTCCTGTATTGACTGCTAGTTCTTTACAAACAGAGCGCAACGTTGAATTGGACTGGACCATTGATAATAATTATGCTCATTACTCTACTAGTAGTAAAATTTACAGACAAATCAAAAATGCGGATGACGTAGTGTTGGAAACGAACAAATTAATTACAACAGTTGATAATGTTACAACTTTTAATGACGTTTATGATGCGGAAAATCAATCCGTTCATTTCATATATGGAAACAAGATTATTTATTATGTAGACGTTATTTACACAGATCTTTCAAACAGTTACGTGAATAATGTTTATGTTTATGATGCGGTAACATCCGCCTCTAAATATGTTATTATGTATGATAACACAACAACGCCTCAAAATCTTAAGGTTTTGCCTTCGGACGGTCAATTAACTTTATCATGGAGCGCTCCTAATAATAGCGCGAATGGTTTAACAGTTACATCATATAATTTATACTTAGACGCTAGTTACGTTGCGAATGTTGATAAGGCATACACTTCTTACGCCTATAATGTAACTAACGGGCAATCGCATACATTGAGCGTAGAAGCAGTTAATAGCGCCGGAACTGTTACTGGCGTTACAAGCAGTGCTGTATCCATTACAGGTATTGCCCATGCCGAACCATCTGTTCCAGTATTAACTGTGAATGAAGTAGCAGGTGAAAAGAAAGTCGAATTGAGTTGGACCCTTGATACTTCTTATCCTCATTATACTACCGTTACAAAGATTTACAGACAAATTTTAGGTGCGGATGGTGTCACTCTAGACGCTAGCTCACTTATTAAAACATTAAACAATGTAAATACATACAGTGATATTGATAATGGAGAAAATCAATCCGTCCATTTTGTCTATGGAAATACCATTAGATATTATGTAGTAATTGCTTACACCGACCTTTCAAATAATCAAACGAACGGTGTTTACACATATGCTGACAAAACATCCGCTTCTAAGTCTAGTGTTATTTATGGAAGTCCTTCTAGTCCTACAGGTCTTACCGTAGTGCCTTCCAATAACCACTTATTACTTTCATGGACACCTCCTAATAATTCGACAAACGGTTTAACGGTTACTGGTTACAATGTATATTTAGAGTCTAATTTAGTGGCATTAGTTTCTAGCACTACAACATCTTATTCTTATTCTGTAACAAACGGGCAAACAAATACATTGAGTGTAGAATCTGTAAATAGCGCTATAAGTTCAGTAGTAAGCGAAACTGTTACTGGAATTACAAGCGCTGCTACATCAATTACAGGTGTTTCTCATGCGGACCCGGCAATTCCTGTATTAAGCGTAAATAGAATACAAGGTGAAAAGAGAGTTGAATTGAGTTGGTCAATAGATAACACATATTTTGACTATATCACTGTTAGTAAGATTTACAGAGAAATTTTAAGTGCTACAGGTGTAGTATTACAATCCAATGTGTTAATTAATACATTATCAGATTCAAACTCATACAATGATAGTGATAATGGGGAAAATAGTTCACAACATTTTGTATATGGAAATACCATAAATTACTATGTAGTAATTACTTACACAGATATCGCAAACAGTTTTATTAATGGTGTTTACACATATTCTAATGTAACATCTGCTTCTAAGTCTGTTGTTATTTTCGATAATGCTTATAGCCCTATTACTCTTACTGTAGTGCCCACAAATGGTCATTTAACCCTTTCTTGGGGACCTCCTGATAATTCGACAAACGGTTTAACTCTTACTGGATACAATGTATATTTAGATTCTACTTCTGTAGCAGTAGTTTCAAGCAGCACAACAACTTTCGAATACGCCGTAACAAATGGACAAACATATACATTGAGTGTAGAATCTGTAAATGCCGCTATAAGCTCAGTCGCAGATGTGAGTGTTACTGGCATTACAAGCGCTCCTATATCTATTACAGGTATTTCTCATGCGGACCCGGCAGTTCCTGTATTAACCGCAAATGAAGTGCAAGGTGAAAAGAAAGTAGAATTGTCTTGGTCGATAGATGCCACTTACCCTAACTACACAACTGTTAGTAAACTTTACAGAAAAATTTTAAGCGCTACAGGTCTAGTATTGCAATCCAACGTGCTAATTAATACATTATACAATTCAAATACATACAATGATATTGATAATGGAGAAAATCAATCCACCTATTTCGCATATGGAAACACAATGACATACTATGTAGTAATTACTTATACAGATACTTATAATGCTAATGTCGATGGCGTCTACACATATGCTGATGTAACATCCGTTTCTAAGTCTGCCGTAATTTACGATAATGCTTCTAGTCCTACCGGTCTTACTGTAGTGCCTTCAGATGGTCAATTAACTTTATCTTGGACTGCGGCAAATAATACAGGTAAAGGCTTAACAGTTACTGGATATAATTTATATTTAGATTCCAATTTTGTTGCGGTTGTTACTGATAGTGTAACGTCTTATAGTTATAATTTAACAAATGGGCAAACCCATGTATTAGGTGTACAATCTGTTAATAGTGCCATAAGTTCAGTTGAAGATGTAACTGTTACAGGATTATTAAGTAGCGTTCAAACTGCTAACGGAAAACCTTACAAATTAGCAACAACAACTCTTATTGCTAACGCCACAAATGCTAACAATGGCGTTCAAACTGGAAAAACAGTTTTATTAACATTTACAGTTGATAATTCTCAATCTAATTGTTCTTCTGTAGAAATTTACAGAAAAATCACAAACCATTCAAATTCTACTTTGGAAAACTTTACTCTTATAGATACAGTTACAAGTAATTTAGTAAGTGGAGAAAACAGATACATTGACAGGGATAACGTTCAACACTCAGTTAATTTCTTAAATGGAAACACCATGAAATATCACGTAAAGTTAAATTACGTGGATTCTGTAAATTCATATTCTTATCAAGTAATATCTAATGATGATTATACAGTTCCTTATGATAGACCAACTCCTACAAATTACATTGGTCAACCTGTTACAAATAAAGCATGTATTATCCCACTTGATTTGAATAATGGCGAATTTACACAATTTAACTTAGTCTTCAGTAAAAATGGTTCTGATATTACTACAATTGTTGCGGTTGGTTTGACAAATGGTGGCAATGGTACGGTTTTACAATACTCATCATCATCATCCGTTGTCATTGGCAATGTTTCCGTAAATAATCAAAATAATAATCAAATCGACGGAGTATGTGCTGCGAATCAAGTAAAAGTAGTAACTTGTTCATTCCCATCACCAGTTACAGACGTTACTGATGTATTAGCATTTATAAATAATCAAGCAGGTTCTTTATTGACATCATATCCTATCGACGGTATTTTTCTACCATAAACAGTAAAACAGTAAAACAGTTATAAATTTAGTTATAGTTACAATTATGTATTTACAATTATGTAGTATGTAGTTGAAATTAATTTTATATTATAAAATTTATATAAAATTAATAATAATGGATATATTATTTTAAGCGTTACTGCCAAACTTGAAACGTTCTACGTGTTTATTTATTTTTGGTTCTTTGATAATATCACTTTTTATTTTTTTTAAAGATGTAACTTCTTCTTGTAAATCATTTCTTAACTTATCTAAATGCTGAATTTCTTGTTCTAAATTTTGTTTAATTTTATCTAAAATGTTATTTTGTTTTTGTCTTTCTGCTAACAATTTAGTATTAGAATTTAATAATTCACCATAATCATTTGACCTAGTATTTAATACATTTTGTTGGGTTTGTTTAAATAACATCGTGTGTTTTTGTAATGAATTGTTGTAGATATTCATTTAAATATAGTATAGAAAATAATAATTATAAATTTATAATAAACGAATCAAATCATATAATAAAAGAAACGAATCAAATCATGTAATAAAAGAAACGAATTTATACATCAAAAATAATAAATTCCGCCTTATTATTATCATAGCACGCATTTGTTAAATACTTTTTAAAAAGACTATAATAATGTATTGGAAGAATTTGTAGATTATAATGTAATATTTTTAATAAAACCAAAATAATAGTTATGTAAAATGGAATATTAAACTTACTTTGATGTTCTCTTATAATTTCTTCCTTAAATTTTTCGTTAAAAACTGATATTTCAATAGTTAATTTATTTGTTTCATCTATATATTTACTTTTATATCCTGGAACAACAATATTTGTTTTATCCATTTTATACAGAATTTTTTTAAAATCACTATTATTAAGATTTAAATAATTTTGAAGGTATTGTATAGTACTATATTCATTATCTGTAAATATATCAATGTCTATATCACTTAATCGTGGAAAATAGTCATCTCTTTGAATGCTACCATAAAAATATATTGGTTTTCCGATATAATTTTTCATTTTATTAAAAAAACTTTCATCATATGGTGAAAGTTTATTTTTAGTATTTTCCATATTAAATTATAATTATATTAAATTATATTAAATTATATTAAATTATATTAAATTATAATAAATCATAATAAATCATAATAAATTATATTAAATTATAATAAATTATATTAAATCAAATTAATTAAAATTTTCTAGCATAACAACTGGTGAAAATTCCTTTTTATAATATTTAATTACTTTATTAAAATAAAAATAAAATATACAATTTTTTAAATATAAATACATGCTATTCGGAATTAGATATAGTGTATAGTGTAATATTTTTAGTATATACAATATAATAACCATGTATAAAGGTAAATTGTTTATGTCATTTATATTTTGCATAATATCATTTCGAAATTTTTCATCATAAATAAGTAAATCAAAATAAATATTTTCTTCTGGATTTTCATATTTAATTTTATATCCAGTAATAATTCTTTTATAATTTACACTCGTTTGTTGAAATATTTTTTGTGTTTTATTTTTATCTATATGTAAATATTGTTGGGTTTTAACCAAAATGCTTTTAACGTTTTCTGTTATAATTGTTACGTCAACGTCACTTGAATTTTCAAAATAATCAGAACGTTTAATGCTTCCATAAAAAATTAATTCCGTATCCAAATAATTTTGTAATTTTTTTAAAAAGTTATATTTATAATCACCTAATCTATCTTTTATTTCTTCCATTGTATATCTATATAAATTACTAATATTATATTTACATTTCTTTGTCATTCTTAGAAAAATTATGTAATAATGTTTCTGAATTTGTATTTGTTATTTCTCCTGCTAACATGGATGATTCATATAATTTTCTTAAAACATCATTCGGCGCGTTGCTACCAACTTTAATAAGATTGTGGTCCCTTAAATAATTTTTTATTTCGTTTATAGGTTTTCTTTTTAATTCTTTTTGCGCATTAATGATTTTTTTACGAGTGCCTCTGTCTTTAACCAACACACTGATAGTTTTTTTTATTTTAGACTTTCCCAACGTGTACTTTCTTTTAATGGTCCTTTTTGTTATTTTTTTTATGGCAATGATTTCTTCATTTGTCGAACCAGAACCAGTTTGTTCATTCATTTTATTCGGTATAATATTTGATTGAATACTTGATTGAATACTTGATTGAATATTTGTCGGTATCGTTAAAGTTTCATTAGAAGTATTTACAATTATATTTTCTAAGGTTTCCTCATTTTTTGGTTTATGAATTAAATTCTGTGTTATCATTGCTTCCTCCGTTTTTTTGTTCGTTTCTTCTATTTGTTTTAATTTTAGTTTCTCTCTTAAATTATATAAACGGCTCTCCCTTTCATTTTTCTCTTTATTTATGTGTAAATTTTCAATTGTTAACGCAGCAGATGGATTTGTTACAATATTATTTCTTTGAGTTGTATTCCAAACTTTATACGACGGTTTCAACCCACCTTTTAATATACCATACGGGACATTATCATTTTTATATGGATTTACTATATTATTTTGAGAACCATTAATTTTAAAATAATCTGTATTAACCGTTATAATAGGTTGTTGTAATTCTTCTGGTAAATCAATATTTACGTATGGATTTATTATGGATGAATTTAAAGAAGCATAGTTTTTAACGGTATGCCTTTCTAAATCTTCTCTACGTTTTTGTTTTTGCTTCTCATAATGTATTTTTTCATTATCAACCTTCTTTTGTTTTGATAAAGTTTGTAAATAATTTAAAGAATCACTAAATTCATCGGAGTATGCGGTTTGTTCAATCGTATTTCCACCGCTTTTTTTCTTATCTTCCGGGTCAACTAAATTTCTTTTATTATTTTCTAAATTTTCGGTTTCTTTCTCCTTATGTTGTTTTATTCTTTTTAGAAGTTTGTTTTTTAAGACACTAGGAGAGATTATAGGTTGAATTATAGGAACTTTATTTTTCTCACGGTTTTTTTTAGTTTTTGTTTTCCCAAAAGTAAATAAAGATGGATTGATTGAAATGGTTTTATTTGACATTTATTATAATACCAAATAAAAATAAAAGAATTATAACTTTTAAGAATATAAAGTAGTGGTAATATAATTTTTCATTTCTGTTTCTTGTTTCCTATTTTTTATATCTTCATTTTTTAAATACATATCGAACCCTTTATTCAAATCTATTAAAGTAATTTTTTTCTTGATATCTTCAGATTTACAAAAAACTCTTTTACCATGAGATATTTTAGTTTTTGCTAAAATATTTTCAATATCTCTACCATAAAATTTAAAATAATCTTTATTATTTTTAAACCAGTCACTATTAATACCAGTGTTTTCATCAATTGTCCAACCGATGTCCTTTACTTTTTTTAAGAATATTTTATGTAAATCCTCATGATTATAATCGTCCGTTTTAAACCTCCAGGTGAATCTAGAATCTAACCCTTGATTAAATTTGAAAAAACATTCTTTTAGTTCCTTTTCGTATCCTGCTATAATAACCATTAAATTATTCTTATGTTCACTTAATGCTTCGCATAATGTATCGATACACTCTTTTGCGAAACTATCTCTTTTTTCAGAATTGCCCAATGAATATGCTTCGTCAATAAAAAGCACACCACCTAGCGCTTCTTTTATTACGTCTTGTGTTTTTGAAGCAGTCTGACCTAAATATCCTGCTATTAAATCACTTCGCGATACTTTTTTAAAAGTTCCCTTTTTTAAGATACCTATATTGCTATAAATTTTACCCATTATTTTTGCTATTTCTGTTTTACCTGTTCCCGGGGGTCCATAAATAACGGTGTGCATAAAATCACAATTCGTATTATTTTCTAACAACGTCTCGTTTTTATGTAATCCTTGAACAAAATATAAAATTTGGTCAACTATATTATTTTTTAGAGTTTTCATGCCAATCATATTATTCAACTCAATTAAAGGTTCCTTAATGTCGTGTAATGCCTTCATATTTATATTGTATTTAATGGAAGGGTCTATTTTATATGTATCAATAACTTTTAAAATGTCTCCAATATTATTTATTTCCACATCTATGTCTATTGTTTGAGTAATTTGAACATCATCTGTTTTATTTTGAGGTGACTGATTTGGTGATACGCATTGAGGCATATTTTGAGGCACATATTGTGGAGTGATATATTGTGGAGGGATATATTGTGGAGTGATATATTGTGGGATCATATATTTATATTTGTCTGATTTAATTTCATTTGTAAAAATACTATTGTAATCAAAAATAGATTGTTTTTTTATAATGTCTCTGTAATAATTTGGGTCATTATCTATACAACAATTGTCGAAAGGTGTATAACCAGTAAAATTATTGGATGAATAATTGTTAACAGAAAAATTTGTATATATTCTATCGACTATTTTATCGATTTCAGTTTTAATCGTTTCTTCTGTTTTAATTGGATTATTTTTTTGAGGAAATACAAACGAATTAACAGGGGTAACAAACGTTCCACTATCTAGTGTAGATAAAAATTTATTATAATTATTTATCCTTTTTGGGTCCATTACATTATGTTTTCGTTTATTGTACATTATATTATATAATGTTATTTTCATTTATATTATTTATATTATTAATCATAAATTTTATTCACTTGACTTATAAGTCGTTGCACAATTATATCTATTTATAAAACAATTTAAAAATAAATTGAAATGTAAAATAACTGTAAAATGATATCAAACACAATAAAAGAAATAAAGACTGAAAGAATGAATTCTTCTAATAATGAAATGTTTGATATCGAAAATGAACAGTATATTGAAACGCCTTGGAATATTATTGAATCGTATTTCAGAGGTCAACATTTGGAAAGATTTGTAAGACATCAATTAGAATCGTATAATAATTTTGTAGGATACCAAATTATTAAAACGATTGAAATGTTTAACCCCGTTCACATAGCATCTGAGCAGGATTTTGACGCGACATCAAAAAAATACGCACTAGAAATATTTATAACTTTTGAAAATTTTCATATTTACAGACCCCAAATTCATGAAAATAATGGTGCCATTAAACTTATGTTTCCTCAGGAAGCCCGGTTGAGAAATTTTACATATGCTTCATCAACAACCGTTGATATTAATATTAAATACATTGTAAGAAATGGACCGAATCTAGAAAATATTCAAACTTTTTATAAAACAATACCAAAGATACATATTGGTAAATTACCTATTATGTTAAAGTCGAATATTTGCGTATTAAACCAATATAAACATTTTGAAAATACGCAAACGGGTGAGTGTAAATTTGACGCAGGAGGATATTTTATTATAAATGGTTCAGAGAAAACTGTATTGGGACAAGAACGTGCTGCTGAAAATCGCGTGTATTGTTTTAATGTATCCAAAAATGATACTAAATACACGTGGAAGGCAGAAATAAAATCAGTTCCAGATTTTAAATGTATTTCACCAAAAGCAATAAACATGATGGTTAGTTCAAAAAATAATGGATTTGGAAATGCTATTTATATTGAATTACCCCGCGTAAAACAACATATTCCTTTGTTTATTGTATTTCGAGCACTGGGGGTTATTTCGGATAAAGAAATTTGTGAAAAAATTGTCTTAAATATTGAAAATACACAAAATAAACAATTGCTTCAAGCATTACAAGCGTCTATTATTGAAGCAAATACGTTTATCAATCAGGAAGAATGTATTAAATATATTACTGCTCATGTTATGTATACTCCAATTAATATGGATAAAGAAACAGGTATCAAGAAAAAGCATGAATTTACACTAGAAATTTTAAACAACGATTTATTTCCTCATTGCCATAACATCGCCCAAAAAATATATTTCCTTGGTTATATGGCAAATCGTTTATTACTTGCTTCATTTGAAATTACCAAACCGGATGATAGAGATTCTTATTTAAATAAGCGTGTTGATTTAACCGGAACATTGCTTAATAATCTTTATAGAAATTACTTTAATAAATTAGTTAAAGATATGGAAAAACAAATTATTAGAGAAATTAATACCGGTTCTTGGAAATCAACGGATAATTATGAAAACATTATAAACTTAACAAATATTTATAAAATTATTAAATCTACCACAATTGAAAATGGATTAAAACGTGCTCTTTCAACTGGAGATTTTGGTATTAAACACACAAATTCAAATAAGGTTGGCGTTGCTCAAGTTTTAAATAGACTGAATTATGTTTCTAGTTTAAGTCATGCCAGAAGAATTTCTACGCCAACAGATAAAAGCGGTAAACTTATTCCTCCACGTAAATTACATAACACTTGTTGGGGTTTCTTATGTCCTGCAGAAACTCCTGAAGGCCAAAGCGTTGGAATCGTTAAAAATTTAAGTTATATGACACATATTACCATTTATTCTAATTCGCTACCATTATATGAATATGTAATGCCAAACGTTACGCATATTGATACCGAAATCATTCAATCTTCTGATATGTACGGTAAAGTGAAAGTATTTATAAATGGTGCTTGGGTTGGAATTACTGATTCACCCGAAGAATTATACCAAATGTTAAAAGAAAAGAAACACAAAGGTATTATTAATATTTATACGTCTGTTATATTTGACTATAAAATGAAAGAGATTCGTGTTTGTAATGATAGTGGAAGATTAAGCAGACCATTATTGCGCGTTAAAAATAAAAATCTTTTGATTACAACGGATATCATTAATAAATTAAATAGTGCTGAATTAGTTTGGGATAATTTATTGACAAGTTCTAAGATTAATGATTCTATTATTGAATATATTGACCCTGAAGAACAAGGTAGGTCTTTGATTGCTACCAAACCCAAAGATATTATTTCTGATTCAATTCATATACATAAATATACACATTGTGAAATTCATCCTTCCACCATATTTGGAGTGTTAGCGTCGTGTATTCCATTCCCGGAACATAATCAATCTCCTAGAAACACTTACCAATGTGCGCAAGGAAAACAGGCGATGGGCGTTTATGTAACGAATTACGAAAACAGAATGGATAAAACTGCGTACGTGTTAAATTATCCGATGAGACCATTAGTAGATACACGTATTATGAATATGATTCAACTAAATAAAATTCCGTCTGGTTCTCAAATGATAGTAGCCATTATGACACACACTGGTTACAATCAAGAAGATTCATTGTTACTGAATAAAGGTTCTATTGACAGAGGAATGGCATTAGTAACTGTATATCATACTGAAAAAGATGAAGATAAACAGAAAATTAATGGTGATGAAGAAATTCGTTGTAAACCAGATGGAACGAAAACAAAAGGTATGAAAATGGGAAATTATAACAAAGTAAATTCTAAGGGTGTTATTCCTGAAAACATATTAATTGAAAATCGCGATATAATTATTGCCAAGGTAACGCCAATTAAAGAAAATAGAAATGATCATACTAAGGTTATAAAATATGAAGACCAAAGTAAAATGTATAAAACAGTCGAAGAGACTTACGTTGATAAGAATTATATCGATAGAAATGGGGAAGGATATAATTTCGCAAAAGTGCGCCTTCGTGCCGTAAGAAAGCCTGTTATTGGAGATAAATTTAGTTCAAGACATGGTCAGAAAGGTACAGTTGGTAATATTATTCCAGAATGTGATATGCCGTTTACAAGCAATGGTATTAAACCGGATATCATTATAAATCCACATGCTATTCCATCTCGTATGACAATTGGACAACTAAAAGAAACAGTTCTAGGTAAAGTTTTGTTAGAACTAGGACTATTTGGTGACGGAACATCCTTTGGAGAATATGACGTGAAAAATATTTGCGACGAACTTATTAAACTCGGTTATGAAGCACATGGCAATGAATTGTTATACAACGGATTAACAGGAGAACAGCACGAGTGTAGTGTATTTATGGGTCCAGTGTTTTATCAGCGTTTGAAGCACATGGTAAATGATAAGGCACATAGTCGTTCCATTGGACCAATGGTAAATCTTACGAGGCAACCGGCTGAAGGACGCTCGCGAGATGGAGGGTTAAGGTTTGGCGAAATGGAACGAGATTGCATGGTATCGCACGGTGCCGCAAGATTTACTAGAGGAAGAATGTATGATTCATCTGATAAATATTCCGTACACACTTGTAAAAAGTGCGGTCTTATTGCATCATATAATGATAAAATGCACATTCATCATTGTCGCACATGTGATAACAGGACAGACTTCGCATACGTAGAAATACCTTATGCTTGTAAACTGTTATTCCAAGAATTAAACACAATGAATATCGCACCAAGAATAATGACAGAGAACCATTAAGTCAACATATGTTATTCATAAATTATAAATAAAAATTTTATTAAAAATTTAAAAATTTAATGGGACTATTTTTTCAATGTAAAATGATGAAAAAAACATTATTAATGGAATAAATGCCCCAAAAAAACACCATATTTCACCAACATGATAATTAAAATATACATTGCTAATAAATAATAAAAAATAAGTAACCGTAAAGAGAATCAATGCGTATTTAAAATCGAATAAATAAAATATATTTATAGCGAATAATATTAAATAAAAAAGAGGATTAAAATATTTAAGCCAAGGCCATTTTAAATATGAGTTTTCTGTAGACGTTACTAATTTATCGTTTAATAAATATTTTTTATAATTAATAACAAAGTAAGTAACATACGCTATATTTAGAAGTGCTATAGGAGAATTTAGATTTTCCAATGTAAAAATATTTGGTTTATAAAAATAATATTTTATTAAATATAATATTGTCGGCTGACACACATTTAATATAGGATCTAAAATGGTGACAATGTGATTTATACCAATTTTATTTTTTATATCAATCCAAAATAAAAAATCCATAAATTGAATAAATGATATAAAAATAAAAAATATACCTGATATTTTATTTTCTAAACTATATTTGGGATTACCATAATAAATTAATAAAATAGAAAACATTATTCCAATTGAAAATGCGAATAATGATGCTTTATAGTTGAAGCACATATATAATATAACTAAATATTTTATATATACTAGTTGTTGACTCTATTTATACCACATTGCGAAACATGTTTACTATATATGTTGTTATAGCAAATAACGCGCCACCCCATAAAGTATCAATAATGACCGTAAAAATAGACCAATTTTTCAATAACGCATAACTTGTTGTTTCATAAACACCATAAATAACGAGACCTAGCAGAAATGCTTCACTCACACTTTTACGCGGTTTAATAATGAAATAATTAATGCCTACAATTAAAAATATGTAGCACACAACAGCACCTAAAAAGTTTACTTCTAGTTTAGAACCTTGAACACTTTGAATTTGTTTTTCAAAAAAATCTTTAATTATATTTAAATAAATAAAATCGACTGAAACAAGAACGATGGCGCTTACCAATAATAAAAAATTAAACATTATATATTATTATTATATTTTTTATTAACTTGTAAATGTTTAGATAAAATATATTTATATAAACTTTTTTTTAGTATAGTATTATATAAATGTCTATTGGATTTACAAACCCTATCGGTGGAAGTAATGTTGCTTTCAATTTTTTTGGAATAAGTCCTAACAGTCCTGGTAAAGGAATTAGAGGATGGATGCCACAAGCTACATATAATACAGAGAAACGTTATCAGGACTATGAACAAATTCGTTTCACATTAAAGAACGCATGGAATACAAAATACCCAAGTCAATTGAGACAAGATGGTTTATCTAAAAGTATTACTACCCCTTTTCGTGCCGTTAATAATGCAGGGGATCTTTTAAGCAGAGACAATTATTCTTGTGGAGGAAGTTGCCAATCTTTCCAAAGCAGACCAGGACTCAGTGGTTTAAAAAATCATTTTGGTTCTGTCTCTGATTCTTGTACCCCATCTGCCGCTTATAATAGTCTTCAATTAATTAGGAATATTCCTGCCGCTGCTTGTAATGTTAAATATGTTTATGACAGTTCTGATTATATTACTTATTTAAAACAAAAAGCAGTAGTTAAAAACTATAACGACCTCACTTATGGTGGAGATGATTATAATGCTAGTCAATCCGCAAAAAGAGCGATTCGCAGATATTAAATCTTTATTCATTTAGATTCATGTTATTTAGATTCATGTTATTTAGATTCATGTTATTTAGATTCATGTTATTTAGAAATTATAATATAATATTATCTATTTTATAATATTATGAAAACGAATCATAGATTGCAAATTCTTTATCAGAAGAATGATTTTAATAATCACAAAATATGTCAACTTGATTCTATTTTTAAATGTTGTAAATGTAAAAAAAATAATACAATAATGGTTGAAACAAATGTAAACTCTCAGTTGTGTTTATTTTGCGGAACACCTAATTTAGTAAAGACGGAAAAGCAAAAATGAAAATGTAAAATAAAGGGTATTAGAAAGTAGTTTAATATATTTTCATATATTATATTAAATGACAACTCCATATGCCGTATCTACATCAATTGGTTCTGTATCCTATAATAATTACGTAAACGCACCAATAACAGGACCATTAAGCACAAATCAAACACCCTGTCAAATTCCATATCACAGTTACGGAATATTAGCAGGAATAAGACCAACTCCACCTCAGTTTTACTCATCACAAGAACCTGTTTATGCCGATATGAATACAAATGCCAGAAGGCAATATTTAAGGACTGCTATAAGCGCTTCCGCAAAGGCTCATCAAGATGCTTTAGGTAAATTATCTCGCGCACAAAGTTATCAGATTCCATCATCGCAAAGACAAGTTCCGCTTTCAACGCACATGAATTATATTGCGCCTATTCCATCATCTATGCATATAAATATAGTTAAGGCAAATGCTGTAGGACAAACAGCATATAAAGTTGGTTTACCTAATGATGTGCCAACTGGTACTAAAAATTACTATCCAAGCGGCACGCGTAGTTCATTAAGAAGAGCGCGTTCTGGTGGATGCGTTGCTCCAAAAAAGAAAGGTGCTATACAAAATACAAGTTTAAGCAATGGTCAAGTTTGCGCTTGGGGTTCACTTGTACGCCAAAATTATTAAACGTATTAAACATTTTTTTTTATAAATAAAATATATAAATGAACAAGTATTTAGTGGAATTTTTAGGAACTATGTTTCTTATGTTTGTTATTTTTGCTACAGGAAACTGGGTTGCGATTGGTGCTGCTTTAGCAGTAGGCGTTTTTTTAGGGGGTCCTATTTCAGGTGGCGCGTATAACCCTGCTGTAGCAGTTTCTCTTTACGCAGCCGGTAAATTAAGCAAATCAGATTTAATTCCTTACATAATCGTTGAAATTCTAGGTGCTTTAGCGGCTTTTTACGCTTATAAAAAATTTGTTAATAAGGCTTAATAAAATTTGTATATTATAATATAATTTCTTATTATATTATATATTATGTCTACTTACACTAGTTCTAATAATATTAATAATACGTGGGATTCAGTTACTTCATTTTTTAGTAGCGCTTATGGAAAAGCAAAAGATGTAGTTTCATCATCACTTCAAAGTAACCCTTCTGCTCAATCGTCATATACTCCTCAACCCTCAACATCATATGGTTCCACAATCGGTGGAAAAAGAAGAAGAAAGTCTAGAAGAATGCGTGGTGGTAATTTTACTGATAATACGTCTAGATCTGGACTAGCATCAACCGCTGCTCCTATTAGTGGAATTAGATCTGCTCAACCCCATAGTTTGGTTGGTGGAAAAAGCAGGAGACGCTCACGCAAACACAGACATTCTAAGTCTTGTAGAAGCCGTCAACGTTAAATATATTAAATATATTAAAAAGGTTTAAAAATCTATTACTACATTAATTGTAGTAATGGATTTAATAGTTGATTCAGACATATATGAACCATGTATAGATGAGAACAGTAATTATTCGGATTATTTGCCATCATCAAATAAGTTTAAAAATGGACTAAGATGTCCGTGTGGTAGCAGAAAAGAGCACATTTTTGATACTAGGCAGAGTTTTGCGTCTCACATAAAAACAAAAACACACTTAAAATGGATTTCAGATTTGAATTCAAATAAAATGAATTATTTTACGGAAAATATAAAACTAAACGAAACAATTATGAATCAAAAATTAATAATTGCCAGGATGCAAAGAGAGAATGATGAGAATATAAAATTAATAGCCCATTTAACAAAAAAGATTGAACTCAAGGAAAACCCTAATATTGTTGTTGACTTATTAACGTTTGACTAAAAATTTAAAATATTTTTATATTTATATTACAAATGTCCTTTTGCGAAAATATAGAAAAAATATATAATAAATTAAAAAATACAAAAGGTGGTAAAAATGCTGATTATATAAAAGAATTATCACATGTGAATCCAAACTTGTATGCAATATCAATTTATACAGTAGATGGACAAAAATTTGATATAGGTGATTATAAAGAAGAATTTTCAATTCAATCTTGTTCAAAAATATTTACATTGGCATTAGCGTTAGAAAAACACGGAATAAAACACCTTAAAGAAACGATTCATTCTAATAAATCTATGGAATCATTTGATTCTATTTGTGAAGTAGATAAACAAAATCATTCAATTAATCCTTTTGTGAATGCAGGAGCTATGGCAACAACAAGTTTGTCATACAAATCAGATAAAGTTCAATTTATAAAAAATATTGTCAATATGATGGATAAATTTGCAGATAAAAAATTACATATAAACAATAAAATTTACAACTCTGAAAAATCAAATAATAATAGAAATTTAGCAATTGCCTATTTATTAAAAGATTACAATAATTTTTATGGAGACGTAGAAAAAACCGTAGATGTTTATACGAAGCAGTGTTCCGTTATGGTTACAAGTGAAGATGTTGCTTTAATGGCTGCTACAATAGCAAATGGAGGTATAAACCCCAAAAGCGGATTGCACGTAATAAGTAGAAAAATTTCTAACTATATAATTGACCAAATGTGCATATCTGGATTATATAATGAAACAGATGATTGGATGAAAGAAGTAGGATTTCCGGCAAAAAGTGGAGTAAGCGGAATTCTATTAATAGTTATTCCAGGAATAATGGGTATGTCGATTATATCTCCACCATTAAATAAATATGGAAATAGTGTGAAAGGAATTAAAACTGCTAAATTAATTTCTAAAATAATATAAAAAATAATAAACCTTTTATACATTATTCTATCTCGATTTTTCCATTAACCGGTAAAAAATATATAGACCAACCGCTCCAATGCTAGCAAAATATATTTGATCCATTATATCGTCAGACATTACTGGACTAGCGTCTTCTGCAAAATTACTTTGAAATGCTTCTTTACATTTTGCACCAGAAACAGGATTTTTTTTATTAGGAAATGAGCAAGCATTCATATTTTGAATGTCCACCAAGGTCACATAGTTGGTTTCAGTTGATTTATTATTGCTAGAATCAATTACTTGCATTGTTAATTCTTGACATTTTGGAGTAGACCCAGAAAGAAATGCTGTCATTAAAGAGTATGGATTTAATACATTTAGATTTCCCATCGCTCCAGGAATTAATCCTCTAAATTCAGTAAAATTTCTACCTAAACCGCTTGTTATAAATGGTATATCCCCGTCAGGAACATTATTAACGTAAATATATCTATCTACTTGTTTACATGTTGAAACATCATTTTGGTCAGTACATGTATCTTTAGCAGCGCATTTAGCACCAGTTTGTAAGAAAAATTTATTCCCTAAAGGTCCACCTGTAGCAGAGGCTTCACTCTTACCTGTTACTAATAATTCAACGTATTGGACTAGTCCATCAATGTCTTTTGTCATTTGTTGAATTGTACCTTTATCTCCCATTCCGAGTTGAGAAGGTGATTTTATATTTTTATAATATGGATATGATTGACCTAGTAATCTTGATTGAACGCCGTTCGCATCATTTAATACTTCTTGAAATAAATTTGACATTACTTAAATTATATAAATATATTTATTTTATATAATTAAAATATTATTCCTTTTTGGTTGTTGTATTATAATATTATATAGGGGGTTTATTTTCTTTTATTTTCTTTTATAATAATATAAATGTCATCAGCAGTTTACCCGTTAGGAATGAATTCAATGCCTTCATCTGGTTATAATCATAAAAGTACATATTTCAATAAACAATATGTCTCATGGAAAGGAACAGGGGTTAATAGTAATCCAGTAGGAACCGCTCCTGGACATATTAGACCTTTAACAAATAATGACCCTGGAAATGTTTTTCAAACGGGTTTTGGATTACCAAGACCAATTAAACATTTTAGAAAAGGTAGAGTTATACCACCACACGCAATAACAGACGTAGTTAATTTAAACGGCGTTGACCCTCACAATAGTGAAACACAAATTTCTATAAATGAAAATGCTCTAATTAATTATAATATGAATAGATTTGTTAAATCAAGCAAAGGTACGTCGCTTGGCGGTGGATTTGGCGGTTCAGGATTATTAAATGACATGCAAGACAAACCTGGTGCTTTTATTGTTAAACAAAACCCGTTAAATGAAACAAATGGTATAAATCAATTGAATGCCGATTGTACTACTTGTGAAGGTGTAGGTATAGTGGCTAATTATTACCCAAATAAAACATTTTTACAAGAAAACCCGGAACCAAATACACAAAATGCTATTTTATGCTGTAATGATGAAATTAAAGCAAAACGTAGAGTAATTTACGCAAGTACAAATTTAAAAAAGAATTATTATACGACTACAAAGCAATATTTACAAAACAGATGTAAAACTTTTGAACAAAAATCCTTTAATTTTGTGTCGGATAACTCTGCTGATAAAGATTATGATAAACCAGGAGGGCCTGAATCACTTTCTAATACATATGTTGGAAATTGTTTATGTCCATCTGTCTACACTAATCAAGTTGGATGTAAACTAACTGTTTATAAACCAAATAATTATCAATATGCTAAACAAGGCGCCGTTTCAAGTTCTACAAGAAATCTTAAATTAAATGTTGATACGATTTCAACAAATTCCGCATCTATTCAAAACTATAATAATACAGGACAATTGATAGATGCGAATGAATTATATGCTGGGGTTGATCCGGCAATAAGTAATTTATATAAAAATAAGGCACCATCTTGTAATAGTCCATGGCCACTTAATTTTTACCAATCCGGACAATTTCAAAATAAAAAAATGTGCTACTACAACAGTTTACCAAACTATAGAATACCTGCTTCAGCACCTAGTACATATCGTTATTACCCAGCAACATCGAGAAGTAGTAATCATTTCTCTCAATCTCCAAACACATATAATACCACTTCCAGATAATAAACCTTTATATTTTATATTGTACGCGTTATAAAATAGTCATCTGTAAAATTAGTCAAATCTATATCCATTAATATTTCCACATTACAATCGCATTCATTTTCATAAATATACACTAAACGTTTTCCGAGTATTTTACATTTAAATAATTTACCGTAAAACTCTTTTATGATATTATCGTCTAAATATTTTTCTAAAATTTCACATAAAATATATAGTGCTTGAGAATTCCCGTGTGTCAAACTATAAATCAATATAAATCCAAAAAAATAAGCATTTACATTTCCAGTACTTATTTGAGAAAACATACGATACTGATTTATAATTTTATCCGTCTGAAAATTTGGAAATATAGTTTTTTCTAGAAATCTATCCATATTTTACTATTATTAAATATTATTTAAACTATTATTTAAACTATTCTATACTGAATTCATTTCAGTTATTTCGTTTATTTCATTTGTAAGAGGTAAAAAAATGTTCGTTTTTTCTGTAAATTTATTACATGGTATTTTATATTTCTCACACCAAGAAATTGATTTTTGAATATTCGTTTTTTTTATGGTTTCTATTTTATCATCTTTATTTTTATTTTTAAGTATGTTAATTACAGAATCTAATGTTTCCAATTGTTGTTGTCCAACTATAATATTTATATCATTTATTTTCATTGTAAAATAGTAAGGTATATCGTAATCTAGAATAGACATAATATTTTTATTTTCTAATTTTTTTAAAAATACTATTAACTTAAAATAGTTAAATCTAAGATGTTTGGTTTTCTGTTCATTCATTGTAAAATTTTTACAAACTATAAATTTATCAAATGATGTAATGTTGCTTGTGTTTGTTTTTAAAACGTATACCTTATCATATAACGACGACATTATGTATAACATATCTAAAACTGGCTTATAAAATATATGACTAATTTTAATTATACTAATTCCTTCTTTATCTTGATTTCTTAGCATAACTAAAAGAATTTGAATCAATGAAATAATGTATTCGCGTAATCCATTTGTTTTGGTTTCAAAAAAAATAAAATTATATTTATTGTCGCCGAGTAATTTCAGTGTTTCATCATTTATTTCATTATAGCATGTATTTTCATCATTAAAATTTTCACGAATAATTTCAAAACATGCTACAGTGTCAATGCTGTTTGGTGTTAAATGTAACGTTCTGATATGGTTTGATTTAAAATACTCACTAATATTTAAAATAACTGAAATCTCTAAAAAATCATAAAATATATTAGATTTCGGTTTAAGTTTACTAACCGAGAATTTTGAACCAGGAACATTTGAAAAAACATACTCATATGGGTTTACAATTTTTATTAATTCATTGTAAATATTGAAAGAAAAATCCAAATCACTCAAACAAATATTTTTAATTTGTTGAGTTATTTCGCTGTAATAATTAAAAAGACTATGCGATACATATAATTTTAAATCGTTATTGCTACTATCTAGTGGATTAACATTTATTAAATTATTTATTTTTGGTAATATATAATAACTCATTCGTTTACTATTATATATTATATAATTTATTTAAGTCTATTCATTAATTATTGTTAATCTTTTACATTTATTATGGTTAATCTTCTTCATCGCTACTACTTTCAATTATTAGTTTTTGTTTAATTTTTGTTTCTTTAATTTTTGTTTCTTTGGCAGTTTTATTTCCTTTGGCGGTTTTGTTTCCTTTGGCAGTTTTCTTTACATTTTCATGTTCAACGTTAATATTTTGTTGCGGTTCATCTATTGCTTCTGTTGCTGCTACTAGTAACAATTTATTTTTTAATTTACGTACTTTGGGAGCAGTTTTTGTTACTTCATTTTTAGCGACTTCTTGCGCATGTTCTGTATCCTGTTTATTTTTCAAAGCATATGTTTCTTGATATTCGCCTAGTTCTAGTTCTACATTTTCTGTATTGACGGTTCTAATTTTTTTATAAATAAAGTATCTATTCAAGAATGAAATTTTCTTCTCATTTCCTGACATATTTGGCGCTTGGTCATAATCTTTTGCTTTAAATTTATTTTTAGAGAGTTCATCTAACATATTTAAGAATAGTTCACTAAATAATCCAGAACCGTTAGGTATTCCCATTTCAATCGCCTCTTCTTGACTTATGATTTCAAACCCATAAGCACTCATTACACGATTTAAATAATCAAAATTCACCAAATATTCAGATATTATTTGATTAATAGATTCTTGATACACATCAATCCTATATCCTATTGAACTTGAGTCATCGTCAAAATTGTCAGAACCATAACCCTTTGTTATTTCCCAAATTTTTTTACCGTCTTCTATAATTTTAACACTATCTCCTGTTTTAACTTTTTTTAATTCATTAAATACCACTTTTCCGTCATAACAAGTGCCAATAAAATAACCGTTTTGCTTTGTACATTCTGCCAAATTTTTCATAAATCCTTTTAATGTATCTGGCGTTTCAAAGAAATAATGTATGGCAAATTGGCAAGATGCTACGTTAAAACCATCAACACCTTTTCCATATTGTCTTGCCACCCCTTTACCAATTTTATCCGCATCTTTTTGTCCGTTTCCAAATACGGCAGCAGTAATTTGTTTGGCTTTATCGTTTAACATAGCACTTCCATCTTTAATATTATGGGCACTATTTCCATTTACAAATAAAGCATACGGCACATTTTTATTCGATTTTGTCATTTTTAAAAACCTTGCACACGCACCGTCTAGGCGATTCTCAAGATTATCTTTAGAAATGTCAACTCCGAAAACAAATGATAATTTTGCGTTTATCCATTTTGGTAAGTCACCTGCTTTACCGCACGCAAAATCAATTAATGTATCACCTTGTTTAGAAGCGCCAACTATAATCAACTTTTTCACATATAAATTATGAAAGTTTTTCATCGCGTTTGTTTTGAATTTTCCTGCGGAAGAATTGTAGTAAACGTCCTCGCTGACACTAACGCTAGGAATATTTAACCCGGTATATAGCATATCTTCTGTAATTCTACCACTAGGATGAATTGATTTCCAATTTTCATTACACACTTTATATGCGTTACCGTATTCCTTTTCGCCGCGTCTTAATTTAGCAGTCTTGTCGTATCTAACGCGCAAAGGAACCCATCTCCATCCTTCTTCTTTATTTAAATCATATCTAAATTCTACAATTGTATTATCCTCAAATACTTGGTTTTCCTCCGAAAACATTTTTTTTCCTCCTGCTCCATCCATGCGCAACATTATATTACAAATTCCGGCATTAGGGTCGTAAGGTTCTGTAGGATAAAACCTCATCGGAACATAATCGTTATCTTGCTTATCCTCATAACGGATGCTAAATTCAGGTAATTTGTCGTCAATAATGTCTTGACAAGGATTTATAAAACCATCTTTTGATTCTTTAAACCCGCATCTTAATTCAATGCTTTTGTATTCACTGTATTGTACGTCGGAAGCGGTGTTTAATCCATCCTTATAATAAGAGTTAATTACGTCTTCACCTGTTGGACTTTTAACAGTTGTTATTAAGAAATCTATTGTATTATATTGAGGTGGTTTCCATTTAAAAGACTGTTCCCAGGTAATTTTTAGTTTTGAACCGGCTTTTCCTATTTCATTGCTACCAACTCCATAAAATGCGTGTGAGAATATTAGTCCGTCTGTAGTATATTCAAATCTTCCTTGACGTTCTTTTTGTAGAATTGTATTGCACCCGTCAAATATACTTTGATTTGAACTATTTGGGAAGAATTCTTTTGCGGAAAATTTAATAGGTGATATTACTTCTTTGGATTTATTCACAATTTCTGTTACGGTTTTTTCGCCGTTTCTATTTGTATCTGTAATTGAGACTAATCTTAAACTTATTTCGAACCATTTTAAAACTTGATATCTAGATTTATATATGTCTTTTTCTTCTTCTGTTAACATAAAAGTATAATTTCGAATATCTTGGTTCTTAACAAAATATACGTCAAACGCAGCATATAAATTTATAAAATTTCCATATTTATCGTGTAAAATTAATTCACCGTCCAACAGCGTGTTAAAACATTCTTTATTATTTGTCTTTGCCCCTGTAAATATAACATCCATATTTGTATTGATAAGATATACCTTGCCTTCATTTGAAATATACATTAAATGACGGTCACCATCTGCTTTATCGGTAACGACAAAATCTTTTCGAATATTCGGTTCATTTGAGTTTGAATCAATCGGAGCAATATTTTTGAGTTGTAATGTGATTGAGTTTGGACCTATAAAATTTTTACTTGAAATGAATTTTTTTGGGTCATACTCATCTTTCCAAATCATTTTCATATATGAATCAATTACTTTTTTTTGTTCAGGATATGAAACTGGATAATTTGTTCCTTGAAGGCCGCTCAAAACATATTTTATAACTTTTCTTAAAGATTCTACTACTTTTGTATGGTTATAAAAATAAGTATGTGGACCAATCTTACTATTATCTATTTCAATCTCAATTTCATAATTTTCCTGATTTTGAAACACATTTGATTCCTCTATAGTATAAACGCGTATCATTGGTCCACGATTATCACGACCATATCTGTCAGGATTTCTATTTCCAAACTTACTAATGCTAATATCTACTTTAAATGGATGGTCTCGATGTTGAAACGTAACTCGATTTATAAAACGGAATTCTTTCTTGGATTTTCTCCAATTTTCTAGAATATAATTTTGTATTCCTTTTTTTACTTTTGTTTCTGTCTGATAAGCGACTCTAAAATTAAAATCATCAAAATCTACAGGTAAGACGCGTTCACTGCCTATAAAACCTTGCTTTTTGTGTATATAATCTAATAAAACTGGATTAATACCTTTTAGATCATTGCTTTCACAATATTGTTTTACAGCATGTATACTTTTGATTTCAGTTCTTACGTCAGATAATTTAAATCGTCCACTTACATTATCAAGAAATTCACAATTAATGCGCAAATAATATTCTCCGGCACTTTCACCAACTATATTAAATCCACTCGATTTAAGTTTTTTCACCACGTTATCATAATCATTACGGGTTAAATTTTTTATACCCTTTGTTCCAAATTTAACTTCTAATTCGTGGTTTACATTTGCGTTAAATGAATATGGATTTAGTTCATAAAACGTTTGAATTAACTTCTCAAATCTTTCTTGAGTTTGTAGTAAATTTTTTGCTTCCCTTTTTTTTTGCGGATTTTCATCCCCTTCCGAATCAGATTCTTCATTTCCGAATAGTTCGTTTGGCGCATTCATTTTAAAACCGTTGTCATTCATTTTTCCGTCCCACATAGGTGGAGAATCCCATGGTTTTTTTTCATTTACACCTTCTATAATTTTAGAAGGTTGTTTAATTTCAACAGGTTCCACTTTATTTTTTGATTCCTCTAATTTCTCTTTTAAAATTTTATATCTAACACGAACATTGACTCTGTTTAGTTGTTTTTGTTCTTTTTCAGATTATTTATTCCAAAAATTATTCAATTCCGGATTTAGCATGTCTTTTAAAATTTCTATTTGTACCTCTTTTTCTGGATACCTTAAAATTTGCTCTTGTGTTATCAAATCAAGGGTTTTAAATAATGAGTTCAACCTTTCTTCACCGTAATCTACTATTCCTTTATTTTCTACTATTTCTTTTTCTTTTTCTTTATTATTGTCTAAATTAGGAACGTCGTTAGGTTTAATTTTATCAAGTTCATTTGGCTCAATTTTATCAGGAATTTTCTTTTTTACATTTAAAGCAAATCGTGACTTTTGAGGAATAACTTGTGTGTTAGGATTCATTTGTTATATATATAATAAGACATATTTTTAAATTGTTGTTCAATTTTTTAAATTTAAAAATATTGAATAATAGATTCATACATATCATTTTTTGATTTATTTTTACCAGTTTCTTTATTACTAGTTTCTATTGCTAATTTATTACACATATCAAGCAAATCTTGAACTTTATATGAACTAATACTTTTTATTGGTTTAGAAATATTGTCAATTTTATATAATGTATTTTTAATATTGTTTAAAGCATCCGTTGTTGCTAATTCAAAACCGTATTTTTTATGATATTTTGACTGATCTTCTAATTCATGAACAATATAAATTAAATCTGAATCATTCATTAATAATTCGTAATATGTATTTTTGTTAACATAAATAATATTTATATTTTCAATTGCGCATAATGTTAAAAATGTTTTAGGGTTTAAATTATTATCGTTGACTAAATTACTTTCTATATGTGTAATTGTATCAAATTTATATGTTTTTACTATATCTTTATTTTTTCTAATATTTAAAACATGTTCAATCTTAAATTGCTTAGAGGTTAATGTATTTTTATTTTTTAATATTTGATAATTATATTCACCATTTTTTATAATATAAAAACACCAAAAAAGGCTATCTTGTTGATTAGGCATAAATAAAGCAGGTTTTTCATTTATTGGTTTTGTCTCTTCTTCGCGCGTTTTTTTATTAACGCGAATATCTATTTTATCATCCTTTTTAAAAGACAACTTCAGTTTCAGTGATTTATTTATATTTTCTTCATCTAACATATAATCTTGTAATTGAATTAGTACATCATTATACGATAACATTTTATATTTATTGTTATTTACTACTTATTATTTTGGTATTATCTTTAATATCTTTTGAGAAATATGTATTTCTATAGGTCTCTTTCTGTTGTTCAATATAGTTCAAGGTTTTTTCCTGGGTGTTTACGTATTTAATATAATCACTTAACTTATCAATTATTTCTTTACTCAATTCAGATAAATTAATGTGAATGCCATATTTGTTTTCATTCAACGTAACTTCTTTATATTTATTTAGTATTTTAAGAACTTGTATTTGATTAAATTTATTCATGTTTTCAATAATTTCTCGAATATAATTTAATTCACTAACTGAAACATTATTTATATCGTTTGTAGAGATAGTTGCCTCCATTTATAAAGGTATATGATGTTGTTTTTAAATTATTACTCTTATCAATATTATCAATTATTATTCAATATTATCAATTATATCTCTAAAATAAAAAAACGTAGAGTAAAAAATTTTTTATTTGATTATATAGTGGATTTATACAATGGATTTATTTACATTAATTTATAAATTTTTATTCCTCTTCAATTACTAATTTTGGTTTTGATTGTTGTTGCTTAAATTTTGGAGGTATATATTCTGTTTCTTTAACAAGTTTACCAATTATTGAAATAAATTTATCGTTTAGTTCGAATCTTTGACCAATAACAGTAACATTAATTTTATCACCTTCTTGAACTTCATTAAAATGCTGAACTGAATAATGATGGTCTCTCGCTATGTGAACAACTATTGGTGAAGGCACATCTGTAGCGCTTTCAGCGCGAATGCCTGCTTTAGTAATATTTTTAACGACACACTGTATATTCATACCTTCAACTGGATAGCAAACCTCACATTCGAACACTACTTCAAAAACAATTGTATTGCCACGTTGAATCATACCACTAGAATGTGTAACAATTTTTGTCGAATTCGGTTTAATGTATCCTTCTACAACACATTTGCCTTCAAAATTTGCCTTTATATTTTCTTCAATGTTTTCTTTTAAATTCTTACCTATTGTTGTGATAGACAAAACAACTTTTCTAGTCAATAAACATCTAGAATAAACGGTTAAATTTCTGTTATCGCGCTTCTTTTTTTCTTGTTTCGGTTTAGATATAGCTTCCATTATATATTATACACATTATCTTTTAATTATATTTTTGTTCAATTTTATTTAATACAATTTTATTAAATAAAAATAGAATCACTCATATTATTTTATACGAACAATTTATAAAATTTATGCCAAATGGCCATTTCAGGTGTTAAAAACCATTTTTTATTGTTCCTCTCTGTTATGTCAAAAAATCTTAAAATAAATTCTTCAAGAACACATAGTTCTACATTTCCAATTGATTCTTTAATTATATTTCCATTAGCACCTTTTTCTGCTTTTGTATTTTCAGTTGTATATTTTTCTTCCCCTACAATCTCATTTAATTTTGTAAGATTCTTATTTTTAGTCGCTTCATCGCATCTGGCTCCAGTATCGCGTTTAGATGTCATATCTTTCGTTTTAAACGCTAAAAACGCATTATTTTTCCCATATCCAATAAATCCTACATGTTTATTGTAACGAGTAATATCAAAATTTAGTATGTCTTTCGCCTGTTCAACATCATATTTTTTATTCGCATTTTTAGCATTATCCTTTACTAATTTATTTAAATATTCAAATAATTCTCTTTGATCCTCAGGTTCAGCATGAACCCATTTATTTGTTTCATCTAATTTCATTAATGTTAGTTTATTCAATTTATACATAATAAAAAAAGTATCGTTTTTATTTGTAGCAATACTATTTTTTTCAAAATATTCTTTTGAGAACCATTCAAATGTTCCGTTTGTAATGTTCGTTAATGAGTATAAATAATTCATTACTTCTAATTTTTCATCATACAAAAGAAGTTCTAACATATGGTAAATAATAAAGTTCATTAAATAATCCTTAGATTCTGGATATTCTTTTGCTATTTTTTTTAGAACAACTCCACAATGTTTATACCAATTGTCATCTCCTCTAGGAACCTTTTGATTTGGTTTATTAAAATCTTGTGATATTTGAAAATTTACTTTCATTTCATCAATAAGTTTTTTTCCTTCCAAAAAGGTTAATTGGTTGTCCTCTTCAATA